AGAAAGAATTGCAGCAATTAAAGCAAGAACAGAGCGAACAAATGAACTCATATCTAACTCTATCACAACAGTTCGAGGACTATCAGAAGCAATTACAGAGTGCAAAAACTACGTCAAAGATTTGGAAAACATCATCAATAGTTCTGGGGTCAGCATTGACAACAATAGTGATAGTAGCAATAGCAACTAATTAGAGGAGGAATTGAATATGTACAAATACTATATATACAAGATGACTGCTATTACAGAAGATGGAACTAAAGGTTGCTACATAGGACAACACAAGATAGGAAAGAAAGAACCAATGAAAGATGGTTACAAAGGTAGTGGTACAGCTTGGAAGAAATATATTCTTCAACAGAATATACCTGTTGAGAAAGTGATATTAAGAATGTGTGATAGTGTAGAGGATGCCAACTATTGGGAACAGTACTATATTGAGAGTGCTTTGGCACAAGGAATATATCTCTGGAATAGAATTAAAGGTAGTGGTAGTCACGAGTATGACAGAATATATACTGACGAGGAGTTAGCAGAACATCAGAAGCAGTGCAACAAGCAGTATAGAGAAACAAACAAAGAGAAGGTAGCTGAACAGCACAAGCGGTATAGAGAAGCCAATAGAGAGAAGAGAAAGCAGTATCAGAAGCAGTATAGAGAAACAAACAAAGAGAAGGTAGCTGAATATATGAAGCAGTATCGTAACCAGCTATGCCAGTACAATGGTAAAACACTTACACTGAATACTCTTAAATCGAGAATTGTAAGAGCTGGTATAGAACACCCAACAGCAGAAGCAAAGAAGTATCTAATATAGCAACGAGGTAAAAGAATGAAAGAAAGAGAAGAACTGTTTCAAAAGCATTGGAAAAACAAAGATTGGCTTAATATTTGGTATGATATAGAGTTTTGTTGTAGTAATCTTACAAAAAAAAATACAAAAGGATATTACAGGTCAGATATACAGGAGATAGTAGATGAAGCAACATTTACTTTGTGGTGTAGGTTAAAGAAAAAAGTAAAGAAAGAACCAGATTACCAAGTAGCAAGTTTAGTAAATTACTGCTATCTTCCTACATACTTTACTTTACACAATCCCAAAAGAGCCTTTAATGAAAACAATGTATCGTTAGAAAAAAATATGTATGGAGATTGGTAATATGATTAGAGTGCTTGAAGCAAAAACATTAGACAACAAATCTGCGTTCATCATACAACCACAAGCAATTTCATATATTACAATTGATGATGATACAGGAAAAGTTCTTTTACATATGTCAGATGGAACTATATTAAATTACCCAGGAACACAGGAAGAATTAGAAAAATGGTTGAAAAGAACAGCTTCTTAATACCAAACAATCGTAAAGTTTTACAGACACAAAGGAGATTAACAAAATGATTAGACTTGAAACCGTAGAGAAATATTGTAAAAATTACACAGAGATTGAGAACTATGGTGAAGCGATGGCAGATACTACTCAAACTTGGCACTGTCATCACAGATTGGAGACTCATACCTCTGATGGTGAAAGAAGGTTGGTTGAACTTACTCTAAAGGAACTAAAAGCGTTGGATATGTACTATCATAGACCTGCTGATGAATTAATATTTCTCACTAAAAGTGCCCACTCAAGTTTACACAAACGTAGTGAAGAAGCAAAAGAAAAAATATCTGCTGCTAACAAAGGGTGTAAAATTAGTGAAGAGCAAAGGCAGAAAATTTCTAATGCTCTAAAAGGACGCTCATCACCTAACAAAGGAAAACATTTGTCTGAAGAGCAAAAACAGAAAATTTCAAATGCTCTAAAAGGAAAAACTATGTCAGAAGAAACGAAACGAAAGAAGTCAGAAGCAATGAAAGCCTACTGGGCAAAAAGAAACACACAATAGAAATGGGGGTTTAACGCAGCTTAGCAGCTTAACAAAAAAAGAACCGGTCAATTGTGACCGGTTTTTAGTCTAACTTCCGTTTACAGCGTCATATTGCATACGCGATATTGTTGTCATCAGCAGAAGCCTTGAATTTAACTACAACATTTACGCTTGGATTCAAACAAGCGAATGTACCACGAATCTGGAACGAAATCACAGTTGCAACACCGTCCATATCGTGAGTTGGTTCAGAACTCAAGAATCCGTCAATTAATGGTGCGTAAGGATCTTTTGTAGAATCTCTACCAGCCATCTCATCAAGGTTCATCACTTTACCAGGTTCATCAGCCATAGAAGCATCAGCGTTTAAGTAAGGTGTATCGAAGAATGACAAGAACTTAATTGTTTTTGTATCCAAGATGTAAGCAGTTCCTTTTGGAGCGAAACTATCTGGAACAACTTTTTCAACAAGTGTTGTATAGAAGTTCACATCGATGTTAGAAAGACCAACACCTGCATCCCTCTTTCCTTTACCATCTTTCACATTGCTGTAATACAAGTTCTGAGACTCAATCTCATCTGACAACTCTTCCCAGTCTGTATCATTCAATATGATTAAGTCTGCTCTTGAACCCATAGCATCAGCAATTCTCAAAGCCTTTTTAAGTGAAGTCTTTTTGCTGTTTGTTGAAGCAGAATCATCGATGAAAGAACCACAGTAAGCATTAACATCAGAACCACGATTTACACCGAAGAATGTCTGAGCAATGTGAGCAGTCCAGTTCGCACCAGTTCTCTTTTCAGTAACATCAAGTAATGCACCAAGACCAACTGGGAAACGAGGCACGTAAGAACCATTGAGCGGAACAGTTGCACCTTCAATTGCAAGAATATCTGTTGCAGCAGGTGTATATGCAGCATCACCACGAACAGTGATTGTAGCAGTGTTTCCACCATTGTACTGACCTTTACCAACAACAGTCATTGTAGCAGCCTCAGCACCAGCAACAGAAGCTTTGAAAGCAAGTCTCATGCCGTTTGAAATCTGCATATAGACATTGAAAGGAACTGTGTAAGTCGTATCAGCAGAAGTTGAAAGAGCATCTGTAGCTCCAATTACACACAATTCACCATATCCTTTTCCGTAAAGACCTGTACCAGAAAGAACCTTACGAGTTCTGTCTGTCGTTTTAGCGTGTTTAACACCTTCAATTGTCATTGTAGCACCGTCGTGGTTTTTAGAAACCTCGTATTCAGCAGGTGAAACTTTGTAAAGTGAAAACAATCTACCTGGTGTATAGTGGAATGAACTAACTTCACCCTGTGAAGCAACATTAGCAAGTGCTTTAGTGTAATCACCAGAAATAGCACCACCAAAACCAGCAGAAACAGCGATACACTGCTCTTTACCAACACATCTCAAAATCTCAAATTTTGGAAGTACTCTTGAGTTTCTTGCAATGAGGTTCTGAACACCTTCTTTAAGCCAGAACTCTTTGAGCATTGAAAGATACTCGTTTGAAATATCTGTATTTGCCATTTAATTTTTCTCCTATACAAATATTCGTGTAAATTTTTTTTGAATTTTGTGAATTTTGTTTGAAATTAAAAGAATACTAATATTGGGTATGGGAAGACCGAAAAAGAAATGTAAAAACGAGTCGTTTGAAAAAACAGTAAATCGTGTAAGAGCCACTTTCTCAATGGATTTAAAAAAAGGTGATATTCACGATAGGAAACATAGTTTTTGTCCTTGGGAGTGGGCAATATACGATTACTGTGTAAAGCAATATGCACTCAAAATGAAACTACAAGAGATTAAGCAAAAGATGCAAGAACATTTAGAAGAAGGAGACGATTTTTAATATGGGTATAGAAACAAGAAGTCCTTTACAGAAAGAACAGATTAAAAAGGCTCATGCTAAAATGATGGAAAAAGGTTTTGAATCAAACAAAGACCCTGAAACAAATTTAGTACGAGGTGAAAAAGAAAAACTAACGAAAGCAATCAAACGTGCTACTTACCCTGAAATGGTAGATTACACAAGACAATTGTTTTTTGCACCAGATCCTAAGACAGGAAAACCTTACTTTAAACTTTACTTGGAAAATTTCTTCAAAGAAGCACTTGAAGATCCTGCTGGTAAATGTTCTCAAATGTTGTCATCTGGTGTAATTAATGAAAATCTATGGCACATACTTGATGACAATCTACAAACCGAGAAAAAAACAGTAGATATTGACTATGAGAAATACAGAATCTTGAAAACACTATACAAACAGCAGAAAGAAATCTACGAAGATGAAAACAGATATTTGTTTGCTATTTGTTCAAGACGTGTTGGTAAATCTACTTTGGCAGCAAGATTACTGGTGGCAGATGCTCTAACTCCAAATCACAACGGATTGTATGTAGGAGTAAAATCTGATCAAGCAAAAGGTATTGGTTGTGCAATGGTTTTGAAACTACTATCTGATTTGGGCTACACTCAATTAACAGGTAGAGAGAATTTTACAGACAATGGTAGTATAGAATACAGAGTTCATACAGACCCAGGTGGTGCAGTAATTGAGTTCAACAACGGAAGTAAAATTACTTTCAGAGGAAACAGTAAAGCAGGTGAAGCAGACAAGTATCAAGGATTCATGTACACGCTTTGTATTGTAGATGAAGTTCAATCACAGCCTTGTTTGGAATATTTACTAAATCAAATTCTTGGTGCTGCAATGGTAGACAAAAAAGATTCGAGACAATTACTCATTGGAACACCTCCGAGAATCCCAAATACTTACTGTGAAAAATTGTGGAAAATGAAAGACAATGTATATAGTAAATTTCATTGGGATATGAGTAAGAACCCTTACCTTGAAAACGATACTGAAACAGAAATTGATATTGCTTGTAAAAGAGCTGGTGTAACCAGAGACTCTGCTTTCATTAAGCGTGAATACTATGGAGAGTTTGTCTATGATACAGATGCTTTAATCTTCAAGAACTACAAGACTTACAAAGAATTGCCAAAAGATTTCTTACCAACAAAACTTTGGATTGGTGTAGACTGGGGATTCGTAGATCACAACGCTATTGTATCAGTAGCAGTAGATTACTACTCAAAGAAGGCTTACGTGATTGAACAAGTAGATTTTGGTAGAGCGGATAGTGATGAACAGGAAAGAGCAGTTGAAAAAGCATATTACAATGCTATTGATTTTTTAAGAAACTACAAAATCAAAGACCCTGATCACTATATTACAATTGTAGCAGATACTAACCAACCTGCTACTGTATTAAAATTACAAAGAACAGGATTGCCAGTAATCAAAGCTTACAAACCAAATGTTGAAGTAACCACAGAACAATTGGCAACTGAAATGAGAACAGGCAGATGTCTAATACCAGAAGATGGTATTTTGAAAGAAGAAGCTGATAGAACAGTTTGGAAAAGAAATGACGATGGTCAAGTCTTGTTTGAAATAGATGATTTAGTATTTCACCCAAATGCTCTACACGCTCTTAGATATTGTATGATTTACTGGACAGATGAATGGACAAACTATGAATCAAGTAATTTGATAGAAATGCCAGAAAAAGATCATTTCATTGAAGATGATGACATAGAAAAGCCATTTGAAACAATTACAGTAGAAGAAGAATGGAGGTAAAATACTAATTAGAGTATGAACAAGATAGAACAATTAGAAATAGATTTTCAAGAAGCATTAGAAAAAAAAGATTTCAAAAAAATGTATGATAGTATCTACTTTTGTTGTGAGAACATCATTAAAAAATTGTTGATTGCCTACAACAAAAGATTCGATTTTGATGAAATAGTTGAAGATGCTACATTAAAATGCTACAATCGCTTGATTAATCATCTAAAAGAAGACCCAAATTACAAAGTAGAGAAGTTGGTGAATTTTTGTTTTAAAACGTCTTACTTTACTTTGCGAAACCCTAAGAAAGCATTTGAAGATGAAGTCCAGTCTATACAAGAGCTTTCAGAAGCAGGTGTTCAAATAGATGAAAAGAATCTAACAGAAGAAATGAAAGAAGAAAAAACTGTTCTTCAAAATTGGACAAAAAAATTACAGAAGGCTGCCATAGAAGCATTGCAATGTGGTATAGCAACAATACAAAAACCATCAAATATAGATTTAGATGATGTAAAAGAAATGACAGTATTGACAGTAAATTCAAAAGGTAATATGTTAGTGTTGTCATCAGTGTTTAAAGAGGAGTAAATATGAGCGTAAAAAAGCAAATCATTAAAAACAATATTAAATATCAGAATATTCGTTTTAATTACGAATGCACCCCTTACGGTAGTTTAATATCATCATTACTACTTGTGTCTAATCAGAAATGGAGCAATGCCAAATATGTAAACAAACTTAGTAAAGCAAAGTTCCCTTACTTAGATGAAGAAGGTTTTGTAGAAAAAACATTAAAAGCAGTAGGATTGGATATCAATGATTTCAAAGGACATACAATTGGAGTCTATCAAGATAGAAGCACAATGTTTGCCCCAGTAGCCCCAGTAGATTGTAAAATGAAAGATGGTTCTACTATACAGAAGATACTACCTCTTCCACTTACATCATACCCAGAAGGTTTCTTTCCAAACACAATAGTCAATAGTTTTGAGAAAGTAGAATTAATGGAGATTTAACCAAATGATACAAGAATTAATCAGACTTTTCAGACAGTTTTTAACAGAAAAGAAAGAAGAAAGACTTAAAGCAGCCTTAATTAAGAGTTGGTGTAAAGATGAGAACTATGAAGCCGCTGCTCAACTTTTCAAAATATTTACAGATAGTAATTCAGATGTTGTGATGGAAATAGATGTTCCAAGTAAATTCAAGATTAAGATTTACAGAGATTTAGATGGTAAAGTAAGAGAAGAACGTTTTACAGAAGATGAACTGTTTTTGGGAAGACGAGGGTAGTTAAACTAATACTTCTAAGAGGAAAACAGATGAAATCATTAAGACCGAAAGAAACAACATCTAATGCGATATCTGTAAAAGCAGCCAAAGATTTGGAAAATGAAATTGCAATATTACAAGAACAGATAGTCGCATTAAGAAACAATATTGATACAATAGAAAATACGTTAGAGTCTCCAAATGTAGGTAGAGGTGATGCAAATTTTGGTAGTTTGATTGCTACTGATTTACAAGTAAACAGAAATGCTACACTTAACAATGCTTCAATTTCAGATTTGAATTCAAACAATATTACAACTCCTGATATTGAAGCAACAAATGCTACTGTAACAAACGTATTAGATGCCAATCAAATCAATACACCTGAATTGAACACTACCGATGTAAAAGCAAGTACAGTTCAAACAGATTCTATTACAACAACAAATTCAACAGCCACTACAATTTCCACAAATACTTTGTCAGCGGATGAAGCTACATTAAGCACAGCAAACATTGCTACTGCTAATATCAACAATTACATTACAAACACAGTTCAAGCAGTTAAAGTAGAGGCACCTTCAATAGATACAGATGAATTGACAGCTTTGGAAGCTACAATTACAGATTTACAATCTACAAACGCTACAATTGAAGAAGCAAATGTTGAAAATGCTCGTATTGAAAATAGATACTACATCTCAGACAAGCCAGGTAAAACTATACAATTGACTCAGGTAGAAGAACAGCATCCTGCTTGGATTTGTTTAGATACAAGAGGATTACAGAACGCCAAAATCATCGCCAAAGATACAAAAGGTGAACTATTCTCAGTAATTTACAGTAATACAAGACACACTCCATTAATTCAGTGGAGTAAAAGAAATGATGAAGCTATACAAAGATTTTTCTATCAATACAAGACAAACAAACTCTATATAGAAACTTGGGTGAGTTGTGAATTTCAATGGCAGATTGATGGGTATGAAAAAACACCATTCATTCCACAGACTTACCAAGACACTTTCCCAGAGAATTTGTTAGATTGCTACAAATATAGTTGCAGCAGAAAGCACGGTATTGTTTTGATGGGTGAAAAAGGTTCAGATACAGTTCTTTCAGTTCAAGGTGTAATTGAAGGTAGTTTCTTAATAGACAATGGTGAATTTACTTACATAGATTTTTACAGTGACAGTGCTTGGGATTTGTTTAATGTTGCTAAAAACTTTTTCAGAAGTGGTTCCGATGAAGACGGTTGGCAATATGAAAAAGCAGAATGTTGGGGTTACTTAAAACATACAGCAACAGGTGAAGCAGAACATTACGACTATATAGAACACGTTTCAACAGACCATTACATCTATGATTTTGAACACACAAGTTGGAGGGCTGTAGGTGGTTCTTTTGATGGAGTTGCCGTACAGAATCTGTTTGATTCAGCAGACTTTACAAACATCAGTGGTATTGAAGTGTCTGAGGTTTACGTAATTACAACACCAGCAGAAACTTACTATGTAAAGAATGAAGCAGGAGAATATGTTGAAGTTGGCGGTATATGGTGGATAGATCCTAAATATTTGTCGCAGACACCAACAGATTTAGTTTTCCTTGATACAAATGGTAAATTCATCTGTGATAGTATTGATGATGTAATTGTAGATGATCAAGGAAGACACGTTCATCTATATGAAGGAAACACATACACAAAACCGAGAGCAAAATACTACACCAGAGAAGAAATCCCAGCTTCACCTAATCCTTACATGGATGAAGATGGAACAGAAATCGAAGCACTTGAAAAGATAGAATATGTAGATGAAAATACAATCAAACTGACTATAGACAATCACTATGGTCAAGATGAAATCACTATCAATTGCGAAGATTTACAGGAAGATGAAAAATTGCCATTCATACTTGGTTTCACTATCAGAACACCAAGAATAGACTATGTTTTCAATAGAGAAGCAAAACAGATTGATGGTAATAGTGGTGATAGCAGCTACTACGGTTAAGGAGAGTTTAAGATATGACTAAGTTAAAACCAGGAACAGATAGATACAGAAAAATTGCAGATGAGTGTAGTAAATTAAAGAGCTACAACTCTTCAAGAAAAGAAAAATACAGATGGAATCTAATGCTATATGAAGACACAGCAGGTATAGATTTAGATTCTTACAGAAACAGTATGGTAGTTGGTGGTAGAAGATACAATACTCAAAGAAATACAACCCCAGATATGAGTTTCAATATCATCAAATCTTCAATAGATACTTTACAGTCTATGGTAGAGGAAAGAGGAGTAAGACCATTTCTTAATGTAAAAAAAGGACAGTATAGAGATGTAAGAATTGCACGTATTGCCCAACACTTCTTCGATCAACATTTTGACAAGATTGGAATAGCAAAGATAGTTTCAGCAGTATTTAAGAATTCAGCAATTTTTGATACAGGTATTGTAAGAATAGATGGTCAAGAAGTTCTCAATATACTTCCTTGGCAGGTATATACAGACCCAGCAGAGGAAGTATATAGTAGATGCACTAAACTGTATTACGAAAGACCAAACTATCCAAAAACACTCATTACAGATATTAAGCCAAATCAAGATGCTGTTACGTTTGGTGAGTATTGGGATTTAAATGAACACATCTATGCAAGAATTTACAGCACGGGAGAAATCTTTGCAGAACCTTACAACAAGCCAGAGATTCCTTTTTTGAAAATGTACTATAGCAATCCGGTACTAAAAGGATGCAACAGTTTAGCAGATCAGTTGAAGTCTATACAGTTTGAGATTAATTTTCTTTTAAATGCCGTGAAAGACGCTTCTCAAAAGACTAATGTAAATTCAGTCTTCATGCCAAAAGGAGCATTCATTGGAGCTAAAAAGTTGTCTAATGGAGTTGGACAGATCATTGAGTATGATGCAACAAGACTTAATTCAGCTCCATTGACGGTTGCTACTCCTCCATTTGCAGACCCAGAATATATGAAGACGTTTGAGGAATTGAAAGCAAATGCGGCTGAGTTGTGTGGTGTTAGTCAATTAAGCCAAGCATCATTAAAACCAGCAGGTATCAATTCTGGTAGAGGATTACAAACACTTGAAGATATACAGGCAGGAAGATTTGAAAGCATTTTCAGAAGTATAGTAAAACTCTATACAGACCTTACTATTCTGTTTGTAAAATTACAAGACCCTAATGAAAAGATACTCCCAGAAGATGATTTTGTTTCAGATGTTACTTGGGGGGAATTGAACGAACTAATGGACAAAATGAAGATACAATATGCTGGAACAGATGCAATGAGTAAAGATCCAGCCACAAAAGCTCAAGTAGTTCAGATGTATGTACAGTCTGGTTTAGTCCCTCAAGAGATGATTGCACAGTTGTTAGAAGTACCAGATTTGGATACTACTTACAGCTATATGCAAAACAGTTGGAATGCAGTACAGACAGTAATAGACCAGTGCTTGTTCAAAGATATTTACGATATACCACCTTTTGTAAATTTCTTGCTTTTAAGTAAAGAAATCATCAATACACAATTACTACTCTTTACAGCAGGTCCAGTAGTCAATATAGACAATATCAACAAATTGACGAAACTATTTCAGGTAGTGTATGAAAAGAACGAGAAATATGCAAGTATGTTAATGAAGCCACAGGAGGAAGCTAATGTTCAATGAAGTAATGAATCAACCTGTTTCAAGTAATTGGGAGTCAATAGAACCAACTATATTCGCTCAAATTCAGCAAATTGCACAAATGTTGGGTGCAGTTGGATCTCAAATGGTATTACAGCAGCAAGGTCAAGCCCAAGCAGTTGGACCAGACCAAGTGGCTAATCAAACTACTGTTCAGTAAAGGAGAAATGTATATGCAGAAGATAGCAAGTAATTTAATTAGACAGGCAAAAGCACTGGCAAATATAGACAATACCAACAGTTTCGCATTTTCAGAACTGTTTGACTATATCAATGCCGCATACAGAGAAGTGTATGTAAGTATGATAGAAGCAGGAGATATGACATATGTAAAAGAATTGAATGTATCTGGTAGTGGTGAATTTACTTTGCCAGATGATTTCTTTCAATTAGCATATATCAGAACAGCTTCTACATATGGACAGGGATTAGATTTAGAGAGGGATTACGATTACCAAATACGCAATGGATGTATTAGGTTGAATGGATATAGTTCAGTATTAATGGGCTACTATCCTAAACCAGAATTGATTACGTTTAAAGCACAAATCAAAGAAATTACCTTAGATAGTTTTGTTCCAATTTCAGCATGGGAAACAATGGTAATAGACAGTTCAGCAAGAATATACGATTTTAGAGAAGAGTCTAATGTAAAAACAACAGAAAGCTCTGGCAGCTATATACTTGGTAGTAATACTTACTTAAATACAAGCACAAAAACAGTGTATGATTTCTCTGGTAATGTAGATAGCACTTACACTACTCCAATACTAAGAACAGATGGAACATTTAATGAAGATATCTACAATACAGGACACGCATTAGGTTGGAGCAATGAAGATGGTTCAATAGAATTTACAGTAAACAATGGTAGTCTTTACTATACAGATGAAGAGGATACAGTTTTAATAGCAGAAAACTATACACCAGGTCTTAATGCAAGAGTTGTCTTTTTAGATGGTGAATTTGTTTTAGTAGATTTGAAACGTATTACTTGGAAAGATGGTTCTTGGGAAACTACTGATGTAAGTAAATCCAAAGTAATCTGTAAAGCAAGTTTAGAGTCTGGATATGGCTATATTAGCAAAGATGGCAACAAGTATTTTCTACAAGGTTGGATGCCAGAAACAAAAATCGATTTCCCAAACAATATTTTCTTTGATATGTTAGCTTACGATATGGCTATACAAATGAGAAGAAAATTGAATATGGATACATCTGATTTGATTGAAGGATACAATGATAGAAAAGGTCAGTATGTAATGACTCTTAGTAGTGATGGTGCTAATTTCCCTACTGTAAGAAATACTCGTTCTCCATTTGGTCATTTCAGCTTTTAGGAGGTAAAGAGTAATGGGAATGTTTTCTAATCTTTTTAATAGACCAGACTGGTATCAGAAATCTAAGGAATCCAAAGATGGCTTCATTAGTAATTTCAAACCTGAAAGTAGAAGATATTTAAACAAAGATGGTCAATATACAATAGATGAAACTAATGATAGTAGGATAGAGGATATGTCTGTAAGAAGTACCGCTGTCCAAGGATACACTTACAATCCAAAAACAGAAGTGCTTTCAATACAGTTCGTAAATGGTAAAAAATCTTACGACTATCCAAATGTGCCAAGAGATGTAGTTGAAGATTTTGGTCATGCACCAAGTAAAGGTAGGTTTGTACATGATGTTCTTAAACCAGAATATTCGACAAACTAATATCAAATATATAGGAGAATTTTAGAAATGGATGAACTTTCTACAAAAATTGAAAATTTAATACAGGCAGTACAGTTAGTGGCTAACAAATGTGATGAGTTTGCCGTTAAACTTGATGAATTACAGAAAAGACAAGATGAATTAGATTCAGTTGTGTTTGATGGTTTAATTGGACCTGCTAATGAACAGATTGCACAGCAAGAATATGACAATGCACTTTCTGATTTTAGATGTAAGTTTGGTGAAAAATTGGACAAATTCGATGCACTTGCCAAAGCAGAAGAGGGTGATGATTTTGATTTGGTAAAGAAAGCGTTTGATGACTACAATGAGCATGATTACCCTTTCAGTCCTTCAGAATATATCGACAAAAGAGTTGAGCAGTTTGAAGAGAAAGCAAAAGCATTAGCAGAAGCAGCTGGTGCAGTAGTAAAGATTGAAACAGAAACTCCAGAAGGTGAAAATGTTGAAGTTACAGCAACACCAGAAGGTGAGGTAAAAACAGAAGTTGAAGGCGAAGAAGTAAAAACAGATGAAACAAAAACAGAAGATGAAGATAGTAAAAAGAGTTGGAAGGATGTAGCCAAAGAAACAGATTTCTCAAGCTGGAACGTCTAATAGGAGGAACACATGGGTGCTTTCTCAAATATAGTGAATAGTATGCTTGGTAATGCAACAGAAGGTTACAAAGAAGCTGTAAAACAAAGACAACAAACTGGTAGAATGACTACAGGTGGAACAGGATACTCTGACAAACAAACAAGAGCTCTTCAGTTTGCTCAGGATGTTGCAAGAGGATGGTCTGCTCAAGCACTTGGAGATTCAATGGCAAATAGAACCCCTTCAACTGCTCAAGCTGTAAAAGCCGCACAAGCTGCAACTCAAGGAATTGAAAATGGAAACAACTATACGGCTTTGGATTCTTTGGACAAAGCAAAAAGACGTGCTGAAGGCTTAATTGTCAATGAGGAAAACAAAAAGAGGGCTGATGAATATTGGAACAACATGGCTGGAGTTGAGCAAATGGCTAATGGAGTTTCAGATGCTATACAAACATACGCTGGTGCAAAATTAAAAGGTTACGGAAAAGAAGTTGAAAACGGCAATACACCTTTCAGCACAAATACAAGTAACTAAAGGAGAACAAAATGGGTTGGTTTAAGGATCATTTTACAAGTAAAGAAGAAGAAAAAGCTTACGATGATGCGGTTGACAAAGTAAAAAAACTTTCGGCTGCAAATACAAGTAACAAAGCTGCAATGATGGCAAATCAAGGAGCTGCCGCCGTTGGAAATACTTCGGCTCAAACTGCCGCAAGTGCTGCTAAATCAGCTGGAATGAACGCCGAAGCTGCAGATGCAGTTGGTGCTAATATTGGAAATACAGCAACTCAAAATGCTTTCAACAATGAATACAACAAAGCGGTGGAGGCTAATCAACAGGAAATTGCCGAAGCTGAACAAGCTGCAAACGAAGCAAACAAAAGAAGAGCTGAAAAAAAAGGAGCTCTATCAAAACTCGGAGGAATAGCGGGAACTGTAGCAGGAACTATAGGAGGAGCTGCTTTAGGATCTCTTGCAGGTCCTGTTGGATTAATGATTGGAGCGGGCCTTGGAGGAGGCCTTGGAGGTGGTTTAGGTTCTATGGGTGGAAACGCCTTGTCTGATGAAAACTGTAAAGACAAATGGTTAATTGATTCTATTGCCAAACATAGAAAGAGTTTGTTAAAAAATGATAGATTAAGAAATCGGGAGTATGATTAATGTTAACACAACTTGGAGCATTACCTAACCAGGCTTTTAATCAAGAGCCTGTAATTCAATCTCCTGTCATTCAAACACCTCAACAATCCTCTAATGAAACATCAAACAATAGTTTGAACACTTTTCAAGATATAGAGAAAGCAAAAACTGACGATAGTGACAAAACAGTAAGTAAATTGGGTGAAGCAATTGCAGAAGCAACAAAGTCTGAAAACAGTTCGTCTGATAGTGATGAAGACAAAACAGCATTGTCTGATGAAAGATGTAAAGAGTTGTTTGGAGCAGATTGTAATTTACTTTCAGCAATTGCTGATTTGGATGAATATGTTTACAAATACAAAGAGTCTGCAAAAAACAATCCTGCTTTGGAAGGTAAAGGAGCAGATGATGGAACTTTTGTTGGACCAATGGCTCAAGATTTGGCATCTAATCCTGTAACAAAAGATTGTGTTCATGAAGATCCTGAAAGTGGTTTTTTAACAGTAGATACCAAACATCTTTCATTAACAGAAATGTCACTAATATCTATGTTGGCAAAAAGAGTTGAAGCTCTTGAGGCTTACATTTACAAGAAAGGAGAAAATTAATGGCAGGAACAATTTCACAAAAACCCGAAGAAATGACAATTGGGGAATTCACTCTGGAGAATATTCGTAGACTTAATGAAGCAAGTAACAATGAAAGTTTGTCTGAAAGAGACCGTGCAATCAGAAAAGCTCAAGCTGCGGAATTAAAGCGTTTTTACGATACGCAAGTAAAAGGCAAAATCGAAAATATATATGCTAATCGAGCATCAGATGAACTTAAGAGTATGTTTGAAAAATCATCTGGTATCAAGTTTGGTGAGTTACAAGGTCAGGAAAATCAGACACAAATGGAGTTGCCTGAAACTGTAAAAGAAGCAATGCAGTCTTTTGTCGGTTCAGATCAAAACAAGGTTACAGGTGAAGATTTGTCTCAGCAGGTCGACAATATTCACAACTATGATGACGCAACTGCTGCTGGTGAAGGTAAAAATACAAAAGCAGCAAAACAAGCACAGACTGCTATACGTGATTCAAGAAAGCTTGTCAATAGCAACAAAATAGATGGTGTAGCAGATGTTCCTGAAACAGACTCTACTTCGGATAGTTGGTATATAGAAGAAAAGAATACTGAGGATGGTAAAAATGGCAATACTCCTCCAAAAAATGATGATACTCCTCCAAAAAATGATGATACTTCTACTACAGCAAAACAAGACGATGGTTTAAACAAACTTCTTTTGGCTGATATTTTAATGACAGGTGTTAGAAATGCTCTTCATTACAGACCAGCATTTAGAACTGCGTATGGTGAAGATATTGAGGGTAGAGATTTTGGTACAGAAAAGAGTTTAGCACAGAAGCTTGCTGAAGAAAATATGAAAAGAGGTCTTGAAAGAAGCAATCAAAGAAAAGATACTCAATCTCAAACAGAAGCAGAAATTGAAGCTACAAAAAGAAAAGGTAGCGACAAAGAATACGGTAAAGCAAAGCAGAATATAGGAATTGTTTCAGGAACTCAAACTACAACTACAAACGAGACAAAACAAAGACCTTGGGGAACTACACAAACTTCAACTTCAGGAACTACACCTGTAAATATCAATCAAAACTGGAACAACGTTAGAACAAGCAACTAAAGAGGAGAAAACATACTATGAATCCAGCATTAGTTAAAGCAGGAGTAGATGCAGCTATTACAGCAGGAAAAATTGGTGCTTCTGCTAATCAAAACAAAACAGAGAAAAAAACAGAATTACAAATAGGAGATAGTGATGTATCAACTGCTGATTTCAACAGAAGAGATTTAGAAAAAGACCCAGAGCAAGACAATAGTCAACCAACTCTTGGAAAAATGGAAGATACACCTAATCCACAAGAAATTACAGATATATCTGAAAAAGATTTTACTACTGATGAAGAACACGAATTGGAAAAACCAGAAATTAAAGATACTACTCAATCCTTTGATAGCACACCTAATGATATATCCAATTCAAGTGAAGCAGCAATAGACAAAGTTGATGAAGTTGCAAATATAGTTTCAAGTGGTATAGATTCAAATCATACAGCAGATACATCAGCATATTCTTCTGGTGGAATTAATGGAACTTCTGCTGTTGGTTCATCTGATACAGGCAATTACGAACCATTACAATTACCAGCAATACCTGCTGGTGCTTTTTCTAAAATGATGGAACCAAATTCACCAGAAACAAAATCTATGTTAGAGCAGGCTGAAGACGCATATAGTAATGACAAAGATATAGACGCCAAAGAATTACCATTTACAGAAAATGAACAGACTGCTGAAGATGTAGAAGATGTTGTTGAAGCAGATATACCAGAAGAAACAAAAGAAGAAATTCTTGAAAAAACAACTGAAGATGACAACAAAATTGATGAAGGTGAAATTTTAGAAAAAGCAGCTGAAATTGCTATGGAAAACACACCCGAAGAAGAACAGGGTTCAATTAAAGATACTTTAAAAGATATTTGGCAAAAAGGACAGCCACTTACTGAGGCTCTTTTCTATTTGTTTAATCCAAAGAGCACTTCTAATGGTGAAAGTTTTTCTATGGGAAATAGTGATGTAGATATAGCAGATATGAAAGATGCTGATATTTCAACAGAAGGTGAAGCTGATTCATTCACTTCTTCAACTGGCTCTGCTCCTACTGCTGGTACAGCAAGTGGTTACTCTGGAAGTAAAATCAATAGTGATACTTCGTCTGGTAATGTAGATAGCAAAATTGCTTCATCTACTGGAAAAGGTAGTATAGAAAATCAAACTACAAATGGTTCTGCTTCTTCTGCTGCTTCTTCTGGTTCAATTAGAGCAGCATTTGACAAAATATTAGCAAATGGAATAGATAGTGGGACTTCAAGTGGAGAAAGTAAGTTTGAAGATTCTGGTATATCAGGTGGTTCAGTTGGTTCAGTAGCCGAAAAACAAGAAAATGAACCTCTCAAAATAGTTCAGCAATCACAACAACAACCACAAATGCCATCTATCATTAATGATATTCACAAGGAAGTTTCAGACAATTGGGAAAAATGGCCAGAAAGAGATGGTATTCACTACAAAGACAAAGGCTCAATAGCAGTTTTAACCGAAAATGGTTCAGACATATTTGTAAAGTTTGGAACAAACAAAGTAAAACCGCTTGAAACTATAGATTCTAACAGATTGGAATATGTAGCAGAAATTCTTTAACTAATACAAGTATGGAAATACAAAAAAATATGTGTTGCTACCTTCTTACACTCTTACATTTTGCAAGGGTAGAAGGTAAAGCAACCTTCTTTTACGAACAATTCATTAAGAATGGCTGGATAGATGAAGATTGTTTCATTAAAAAACCAAACGAAATTGCTACTTGCTTGTTTGGTGGCAAATGGAATGTAATAGAATCATCTAACACAGATCCTAACGCAAATTACATAGTAAAACTTTACTACAATCCTAAAACAAACCAAAGACATTTTTGTTCAGATGACTATGATCTATTTGGCGATTCTACTACAAGTCAAATCGAATCATATCATTTGTTTTACAAAATAGGAGATTAAAATGGCAGTAAATATCACAAGAAACAAAGTTCAATATGATTCTTCACACGGAGGAACCTACCAAGAACTACACTATGATACTGGTGTTCCTTACGTGAAAGGTACTAACGGAAATCATAGTCAGAAAATACTCGAAGATGTAGAAAATTTCAATTACGATGATTCAGAACTTGATACAACCGAATTTAATACTGGAAAGAAACTCACAGTTCAAAACAGTGATACTTTGGTTGATAGTCATGTTGGTAGAGATGCTCATATTGACAGAGATGTAGAAATTGGAAGAGATACTTTAATTGAAGGAAATACTCATTTAGTTGGCAGAGATGTTCACAGCGACCCTGACGACCCAACTTCAGATTTGATTCCTAACGTAATTAATGAAGGAACATTAGAACAGCAAGAAAAAGCACACTTCTTAGATACAGTTGAAATTGAGAAAAAGACAACAATTCACTATGACCCAAATGACAGCAACAAAGAATCTTTACAAGTAGATGGTGTTTCCCAGTTTAATGACAATGTATATGTCAATGCAGATTTGTATGTAAAAGGTGCTACCTATGATACAAAGGTTACAGATTTAAACGTAGGTGCTGATCATATTACTGTAAGAGATGAAAACAACGCTTCAATGGCAGCAGGGGAAAGTGCAGGAATTTTAATTCACAAATATGATGGTGTTGATTCTCTTGGTATTGTTACTTCATCAGATGGTACATTAAGAATTGGTAAATACAATACCACTCATGTATTTACAGATGATGATACTACTTACTATGCTGAAAAAGAGTTGGTTAATGTAGTTGATGTTACTGGCAAAACACTATATCCAATTGGCGACCAAACAGGAACAATTAAAGAAAAGTATTTTGTAGCAAAAGATGACACAGAACCACTTGCTACAAGAGATGAAGAAGAGTTGATGGAAGATGACTATCTTACAAAATGGGATTCTACCGACAAAAAAATAGTAACTTCAGCAACTAACGAAGCAAGAGTTGTCAATAGTGAGATTGAAACTAAAAACGATTCAGCAAGAATTTACGATCTTGAACATGGGAAAATAGATTTACAGATTAATTCTGTATATCCTGTACAGATTACTAAAACACCTTCGGAAACTTACACTCAAGTTACAGATGGATTGAACACTTTCGTTTCAGGAAAACTCGTGAGATGCGAAAAAGGTACAGCTGACAATACAGATTTTACTTACGAATACAAATCAGTTGTTCCTTTTTACTTAAAAAGCGGTTCAGCACCTGATTTCGTCTATACAGCAATCACTCATTGGAAAAAAGAGGATAGCGTTTACTACTATAGTACAGACAATAGAACGACTTGGGTTCCTTTTAATGACCCTTCAATCTTTTACTTCCAAGTTGGTAACGGAGAAGCAACTCAATATGAAATTACACAAGACCCAAATTCAGTGATTCGCCATTTTGATACGGCATCTGATTTTAGAACAGAATTAGCTGCAACTCAAGCTGGTACTTCTTCAAATCCTTTACAGGCTGGAAACGTGATTCATATTCACGATCAATTGGGATTGACTACAGACGTTGGAGGAGCAACAGAAATATTGCCTGTTGGAGCGGTTGGGGTTTCAGATAGAGTCGAATTGGGAAACTATGATGCTGTAACATCTAATGCTGTTGCTCAAGCAGTGAGTGCAGTGAGTGCAGTGAGTGGCAATTTAATACACGGATTTACATATGTCAATGACGTGAATTTTGATGCTAATGGAAGAAGTGAAATTACGGTTCTGATTGGTAAAACTTTGGAAAACACACACTATATAGCACTTGCAACAGTAAATTCGGGAACTTCAGGAATCATTGTCGAAAACACTTCCGCAAGAAATACTACTACTTTCTACCTGACCCTTAGAAATCTCAACAATTTTTCGGTTACAGTAAGTTCGGTTGTTGAGTGGGTGATTTTTCAATATTAAGGAGGAAAAAATATGAGTGTCTCAAGATTACAGAATTTACAGGGCGATTTAATGTCAATAGCCCAGCAATACAATAGAACAGTTGCGTGTACAGCAGCTTACTATGAAGCACACAAAAATGACCCAAAAGCAACTTCACCTTTTCCAGATGGATGTTTCATATATATCAAAGATGACACCGAAGAAATTGCAGAAAAGTTGATCAATTTAATTTACCCAGTTGGAAGCGTCTATCAAAATGCTTTAGTTCAAACAGACCCAAATGTTCTTTTTGGAGTTGGAACATGGGAAAGAATTACAGGTAGGTTTCTATACGGGGTTTCAGCAACCGATACTTTAGGAGTTACGGGAGGTTCAGCAACCGTAACATTGACGGAAGACAATTTACCTGCTTCAGTTTCTTTTACACTTCCTTCAGTTCCTTTGACTACAAATACAGCTTCAACAGCTCATACTCATACAACCCCAGCAACAAATGCGGTTACGGGAACGGTTACAGGTGCAAGTTCAACGTGGGTTCACAGTCACTCATTAAATGCGAGAGCAGATGCTGGTTCTATCATGGGAACACTCACTACAAGTGCTCTCACAGGAATCCCTTCAGGTTCTTTTTCAAATGGAACAGGAACATCAACTGCAAACTTACAACACACACATGATTTTACAGTTCCTGCAATGACAACAGGTGGAATGAATCAAAATGAAACTCATTCTCACACAGGTTCAACTACAGCAACTTCAGTAAATATTACAGATTTGGGAAGTGAGGCAGCTTTCAATATCATTCCACCTTACGTTGCGGTGGCTACGTGGTACCGTGCTTCTTAAAAAACTAATATCTGTATGAGTATATTTAATAGAAGCCAAACAATCATTTACGAAATTACGCCAAAAGATGACAAAACCGAGGATGTAAAAGTCTTCGGTATAGTCAACAAATGGCAGGATCAAGCTTTGGCTGAACTTTTAATTAAAAATAGAGGAAATTTTTGTCTTTTCGTTCAATCTACAAAAAAAGAAATCAAAAAATTGGGTTTTCAAAAAATATTCGAAAAAGCTGAAAAAGAACGCTTTGAGGCAGTAAAGGAGGGATTAAAGTGAGTATCAAATATCATTCATTCAATAGTCAAAATCAGCCAGTTGACGATACTTTGGCAGGAAACTATACAGCAGCAGCTCCCACAAGTGGAGATTCGGAACTTTCTACACTTTCTTCAAATTGGGTGGAAAATAGAGTGGTTACAGCAAAGATTTTACAGGACGAAGCTGATTACCTGAGTAAAGTTGACGGAGAAGCAAGATACGCTATAGAGTACACAAGCAGCGTTCCCACAACAATTAAAGACAAAATATACGTGATTAATGGAGATGCTTTTTTGGGAGATTCCACTAACGCAACTTTGACTCAATTGAGTAAAGTCGTTACGGTAAATGGGCAATCACCCGATGTAAATGGAAATGTTTCTATAGATGTTGGAGTGGAATCTGTAAATGGACAAAGCCCTGTAAATGGAGATGCAACGGTTTCTGCTTCAGATATTCCAACTTCGGTGAGTGGAGAAACGGTTCAAGATGTGATTGATGGCAGAGTAAAAACTGTAAATAGCGTTTCACCTGATGTAAATGGAAATGTTTCTATAGATGTTGGAGTAAAAACAGTAAATAGCAATTCACCTGATGCAAATGGAAATCTTAATATTGATGTGGGTGTAAAAACAGTAAATGGAAATACACCAGATGCAAATGGAAACGTCGATACTATAGGAAACGTACACGCAAGCTTGTCGGGAAATGTTTTGACACTCACTTTTTAGGAGAATTAAATGGAATATTTTAGAAAATGGCTCAGTATGGATATTGGAAGTCCAATCACAGTTAATATTAAGCAAAACGCATCAAGTACCGCGTTTTTAAATTGGGCTTTTCCTTCGAGTATTACGATTTCAGCTCCTGGTTTTAATATTCAAAGTTTTTTGTCGTTTGAAGTGAGAATTCAATTGGAAGTAAAAAGTGAAGATGGTGGTAAATGGCAAATGTTTACTTCATATCGGGCTTTCAATTTTGATGCTTCAAATTCAGGTGGAGTTTCCTCAATCACCCTCAACCGCAAAGAACATACCAACTTCAATATTCAAGGAAGAATTGCTTCATATCAAACTCAAATTCGTGTGCTTGCAAACTTTTTAAGAGTCGGGCCTATAGATACGTACTATTACTACAATTTAGACAAGTTGGACAATACTATAGACTTTACGGAAAGAATACCTTTGACTTTGGCAACAGGGGATCTTAAAACTGTAAATTTTACTTTGGGGCAAACTTCAAACATTCGATTTTGGAGCCTGCCTGAATATAGTGGAACTCTAGCAAAGTACGATGTTCCAATTTACACTTCTGAAATATTTGCAAATCAAGTAGCGGTATCTTTGCCAATCATTGCAAACGGTTCTGAAATTTTGAGACTAAAAGCAAAACAGGGCTACAATGGTACTTTGACGGATGTGATTTCAAAATACAATCAAAATTCTTTGAGAAACAGATTCGTTCCTTTGAATCTCAGTCAATCCTGTCGTTCAATCATTACAAACGAGTTTGATGAAAATGAAAATGGTCATATTACAGTGAGTTGGGGTTCTTTACCAGATGTGATTAAACTCGGTCCTTTAGCAGACAATGGAACTTCAAACCCTTACTACTATGATTGGGGAGAACTTTACTACAAAACGGTTGTTTTTAATGACGGTTTTTACAGTTCTTTTACAGCAACGATTAAATACAATTACTCTTCGTTTGATTCAACTACAAGAACAATCACTTTTACAATTGTTCCAAATTCATGGTCTCCTGTTACATGGGATTCCTATGATGTTTGTCCGGGCGAAACTCTTACAATATTGACAGGTATCTCATTCAAAGTACGTTCTTTTTACGGAAATACTGTTACAAGTCCTGAATCAAATATGTTGGTTTTGAAAAAAGGAATACTCGTTACAAATGAGGATGGATTGACTCCAACAAGCACGGTTTTGGAAAAAGGTTCCCCGTTAGATTTTAGAGGTCAAATGGCATGGGAAGGAAGAGACGGTTACAGAAGCAAAGTATATTAAAAAGGAGGTTTTTAAAAAATGGCTAATTCTTTGAAGAACGTTACAATTCCTTTGACAGGGAATTTAAATATGAATAGGAATGAGAGCTTAACAGATAGTTCTTTTTCAATTTTCAACAAACAAAATTCTCCGGTTTTTGGAGGTTCAATTTCACCTTTGCATTACAAATTAAATGGAACAGGTGATGCAAAATATTCCTCAGATGGAAGTAAATGGACAATGTCTGAAAACAAACTTTACAAAAACGGAGAGCTTTTTAGAGATTTTTCAGGCAACTATGCTTTTGATATTGAGGATACAGGCAAAAACTATGAAGCTTTAGTTCGAATGACAAATATCTCAAATTCGGTTGTTTTTGCTGGATTGAGAATTGCTGGAAGAAGTATAGTGATTGACTACCTCAATGAGGATTTTACGGTTACTTCAACGGTTCTAGTGAAAGTACTTACAAGTGAACAAAAACTTACAGGTTTCAAACTCTGTACAAGAGATTCGACTGTGATTTTGGCTTTAGTCTGGCAAAACCCGACTCAATTCTCAAAACCGTATCATATTGCAATGTACAGGCTTTTGAATGACCTTACAATTTACAATCAATCAAATACAGAATTCGCTTTTAGAAAACCGAAAGAGGATGACGAAACCGAAGAAGTAAAATGGGACATATCTACCAGGGACACCTCTACAAGTAACAACTTCATTGCAATCTCTGCAAATATGGATTCCAACAAACAATATATCACTGTTTTTAAAAATAGACCGAATGGTGTAAATACTTTTAAAAACGTGATGTTCGCTACTTTTGAAGCTGTTGTTGGAGCAATTCAGCGTGAAGTTACAATCATGAGTGGTAGAAATGTTTCACCTCACGTTTTAATAGACAATGGAAGCTGGTCAAGTGTAGAAAACCGACAAACTTTGGGTTTCGTTGTTGACAATACCTCAACTGTTTTAGCACTTGGTCACGTTCAGGATACAAACAACTGGTCTTGGTGCAAAATGATGTCATATGGAAGTGGGCTTGTTGAAGGTGGGGAAGCACACGGTTTCATGAGACTCTATCCACATGGAAATAGTGATGACGTTTTTAAGGAAATCTCAAGCTGTACCTACGATGCCATTTGCGTGGAAAGAGGTGCAGACAAATTCGCTGAAATTAAAGTTGCAGGTTCTTCTTGCTTGACTACAAACTACAATGGCTATGGCCGTTTAGTACTTGCAGGTTTTGGAGATACTTGGAATGATGGAAAAGGAATCTGTCCTGTTGTTGACTATGTATATGATGCTCAAAATATTGAGGCTTTTGGACATACTAAAGGAAATGGTTCTTTACAGGCGATATGGAATGCCTTTCCAATATGGAATTGCGGTGTACAGTCTGATGCCTCAATTCCAACAACGGAAGATGGTTGGAATGAATGGTGGGATCAAAGGACGGAGGATGACAAAACTTGTTGGAACCCTGCTGGAATGAGAGCTCAAATAGGTTCTACAACTTTTTACACTCTTTTTAATGGGCGTGAAGGAAACGCAGCAGGAATCTCATATGCTGAAGACAAGGATACGGTTGGAACTCTTTTAACTGAATGGGGTTCTATAGTTCCAACTTTTGAAAATTGTGCATATAGAGATCAAGTATATTTTAAGGATGCTAAAACAAATACCGTAAAGAAAATTACTCGCCGTTCTCAAATTACTTTGGATGATGTGGATATTTTCGGGCCCTATATTCTCGTGAGATGTTCTGCACGTGAAAATATATATGATTTGAATTCTGAAAAGTGGGCAAAGTTCGCAAACGACTGGAACAACAGACTTTTTCTCGGTTACAGGAATATATTTCCTTACATTAGGTACAACGACCCTTTAATTTCTTACTACAATCAAAGTTACATCTATATGAAAAGTAACGCTGTAAAAGCATATTCAGATTCTTACGCAGGAATTGCTTCGGTTGCTGCTGGATATGATGTTGCCTATACAAAAGAAAAAGGTTTTTCGCCTTCCCGTCTTTACGCTTACAATACTTTGAGTGGGGTTGTCTATGGAACAATGAGTGCAAAAGGTGCTGAATTACTTGAACAAAATCCTTTGGATATTTTCATCTCAAAAGGTTCTTCTTCACCTTCATATAGATGTTCATACCTGGAAGATGGAATGATTACTCAAGTGTCAAACCTGGCTGGCTCTGTTTACCCAATTACTTCATCAGGTTCAGCTTACTTTAATCTTCCAATCATCGGTTCAGAAATCATCGATTCTTACAATGGAAAGTATGGACTTAAAATAGATGGCAGTGTATATACAATTGCTTACGATGGAATTAGACCAGTGGCTCTTTACAATACTTCTTCAATGGTGGATCAAGTAGATGACTTCTTCATTGTGCAATCTCAATACTATGCTTTGATTAAAGGATATATTTGTTCTTTGAGCTACAGTTCTTCAAACAATATTTCTGGAGTTGAGCAAATAGTTTGTGTTGATGGTATGCAATTCATTGGGGCTTTCCCTTCTTGTGCTTACTTCTACAGTCCTGCTGCAAGAGCAATATTTGCTTTTACTGGTGATGCTGATTTACAACTATTTGTTCAAACGGATAGAATTACTGAAATCTATGCAAGTAAATACTATCCAAACTGTGAATGGATTTTCTTGAGTACTAACGATGGAATCTATGTAATGTCTCAAAACAATACTTTTAGATTGAAAGGGGATTTTGGTAGAGTAAAAAGATTCTTCCCTACTAAAGATGATTACTGTGTAATAGTGCTTGAAGATGGAAGAAACGTATTACTTTCAATGACAAGAAAAGAAGGTTGGACTACTATTCCAGTAGAAGTAGAAACTGCTTTCTTCTGTGAAGGTGATATGAAAAAATCTACTATTACTGATTGGTATATTAGAGTATTCAAAGGAGATGAAGACTACAACGGAAAAGTTGTTTGTTCTGCTAAAACTATTAATGATATAGTTTCTCAAACAATTAAAACTTTTGATGGAACCAAAGAAGAAAAACTTACAAAAGACAAATTCGATAGTAATGACAATTCTATGATTACTTTCCATACTGGTTGTAATGCTCTTGGTACTTCTTGTAAAATAGTAAGTGAATATCCAATCTCATATCTGGGCTTTAGTATTGGTAGTGATGGTTCTACTACTAAATCTAAACTAAATATTTAATACTGTTTGGTTGGTTGGTAAGTAATTACCAACCATTTTTTAATTACTAATATCAATATGATAGTATTGGTAAAGAACAACACAAGTAAGTTAAAGACAGACATTAACAAAAGTTTTCAATCTATTGCTAATGATATCTGGCAAGAAGTTACAACCTACTCTAAAGCATATAGTGAAGCATATTCAAACTATATGAGTGGATATTCAAGCTATTTGAGTGGATATAGTAAGGGTACAGAACTTTACAATTTGGCTTTGGAAATTAATGGTATTTTAAATTCCAAAACTGAGGTATCTCAAGAGACCAAAAATGATGCTTACGAAAAAGCAAGCGACAAAGACGATCAAAGACGGCGAGAAAGAGAACAAAATCAATCAAATACAGATGAGGAAACCCCTACAACAAATTCTACACCAAGTGAAGAGGAAGCCGAACGAGATTTAGATGAGGCTGTTGAAACTGAAGAAAGGGAAGAAAGAGGAGATGATAGACGAAGAGCTGAACTTGAACAGGCTGCTGCTGATGCTCAAGCCGCTGCGGATAGTGCTGCTGCTGATGCAAGAACCAAAGCTCAAGCTGCTGCTGATGCTCAAGCTGCTGCTGATAGTGCTGCTGCTGATGCAAGAACTAAAGAAGCAATAGCAACAATTGAAGGAAACCGTTCAGATGAAGCATATGAATCATATCAAGAAGCCCAACAAAAAGCCAATGACGCAAAAGATGCTAAAGATGCTGTTGTTAATATATCGATTAATTCTGAGGGTTTTGACTATTCAACAGGAACATTTACTCCGGGAACATACACAAGCTATGGAGGTACAACATACACTGTTACAGACAATGGAGATGGTACTGTTACTATTTCAACCGGTGGTTCATCTATTACTACAACAAACAACTACGAAGGTTTGGAGAATGCTTCTAATACAACTACAACTAATGCTATTAATACGGCTGCTGATGCCCAAGAGAAAAAAGAAGCTGCTGAAGAGGCTAAACAAACAGCACAAGCAGCAATCGAAGCTGCTGAACAGGCTGAACAAAAAGCGGATGAGGCTCAACAAGCTGCTAATCAAGCCAATCAAGCTTCTACTAATGCTCAACAAAAAGCACAACAGGCTCAACAAGCAGCAGATGAGGCTAATCAAGCTGCTGCGGCTGCTGCTTCAAGTGGATCCACAAATCCAGGTTCTACTGGTTCAGGAACAGAAAGCCCAACATCAGGAGGTTCAGGAACAGGAGGTTCAGAATGAAACTTACAGTTGGTAATGATACTAATCAAGTAATTAGAAAAATCAATGCTGCTTTGCTTAAAGTGAAAGATGATTACAAAACACCTATTTCTGTAGATTACTACTGCGACAAAATCAAATCTTTACAAGAAACTATAGAAAAGCTAAAAGAATCTATTGAATCTAAAGAAAGTACACTAAACAGTTTAAAAAAGAGGATTGAGAATCTATGAAAAGTTTTAATATACAAAATGTTAATGCAGAAGAAATCAACAACGTATTACTTGAATTGAAGAAAACAACTACTAAACAAAAATCACAGAATTCTGCTTCATTAATATCACTGAATTCATTTGTAAGTGTTTTACAAGGATGTGCAACTACTCTTCAATCTTTGGACAACAATTTACAATTCTATATAGATTACTTTGAGGGGGTTTTAGATAGTTAAAATTAAGAAGATGATACAGACTAATATATATATCAAATAGGGAGAATGATATATATGGATGGAGTCTTCACTCTATCAGTACAACAAATTGCAGCTTTTGGAGTGGTTGCTGTTGTACTGATAGTTTTAGTGGCTTTTTTGGCTAAAAAAGGTTTACTGTCTTTTAAAGGAAAAGGATTTGAAGTTGGTATCAGAGACGAAGAACGAACAATAGTAAGACGACAATTAGAATATGCTCGTGCTTCTGCGGTAGAGATTTTTAATACTATTCCAAGAAAAGAAAGTTGGCAAGAATGGAAAAGTTTGTATGTTAAAGAACTTGTGCTTAATGTAATAGAACAATCAGTTTTTCTAAACAAAATATCTACTACTGATACTTACATTGCTGTAAGAAAATTGGAAGTTTGGCAGGCTATACAGAGTCAATCTATGGATGATGAATATTACAAATCTGATGAATTTAAAAAAATTGTATTCAATTGGTTAGACCAACTGTTTTCTTTTCTACTAAAAATTAGAACCGATTTAGAACACTAAACAAAAAACCTGAGTAGTAAAATACTCAGGTCTATTTTTTACTTCTTCAATTCTTCTGGAGTTTTTACATATTTGAAAGAAACATATCTCTTTGTAGGAGATTTAAGCAGTGGTTGTGTTCTAATCATCTTACATTCACTAATTTCTTTTTGTGTCTTTTCAATTTCCTTTAAAATCTTTTTACACTCTGGTGAATCTTTTTCTGTTTCAGCAAGCTTTCCACTCAATTCTTTCAGTTTCTTTAAAAGTTCTGTTCTCTTTGCTTCAACCTTTTTGTTTTTTTCTTTGATTTTGATATCTTCTTTTGTTTTCTTCAATTGTTTTTCTGCATATTTGACTTTTGCTTTGTCCAATAGTTCATCAACTATTTCACCCTGCTTTCTGTATTCTTTGTATTCTTCTGTATTAAAGAGATTAAACTGCAATTTGCTTAGTTCTTTGTATCCTTCTTCAGTTGGATTAGTCAAATACTCTTCTGCTTTTGAATCATATTCATCTACCAACTTAGCATATTCATCTACTGCTTTGTCATATCCTGGTGTAGTAATTACTTCACAAAGTTCAGCAAATTTAGATTTAGGATATACCTCTGCATTTGCCTTAATGATGGCAATCACAATGATTACCATTACAACGAAGATTGCGATGAGTTTTTTTGTCTGTTTAGTCATATTTCTAATCTCCTTTACTCTTTTAACTTAGCAATTTTGATTTAATGGGGTCAATTAAGACCCCAATATTTTAGTAATTGCCTGTAATGAATCTTGTAATTTCACCCCTATCAAGACAGTATTTGAAGTATTCAACTGCATCGTAGTCTATACCATCACCGTTCTTTTTGTAGAAATAGTTCAAAAACTTCTCTTTGTCCAAACAATATTCATTAATTGTCTGGTAAATATCAGCAAAAAGTGGTTTGAACATTGTATAGAATCTTTCATCATATTCGCTCCAATCTTCAAAGAAATCACCAATTTCATTCTCTATTGTTTCATTGTAAGCATCTTCATCTGAAATTCCTTCATCAAATGAATCATTTACTACTCTTGTGTAATCATTGTATTCAAGAACCAAATAGAATGTTCCACTTTTAGTTACCAAGTAAGCATCTTTGTAAGAAGCGTCTTCATCGAACTTCTGAATCATTTCTTCAAGAATTTTCTCATCCTCAATTACTGAGTAATCACCAATCACCAACTTTACTGAATCAACTGTAAACATATTCTAATTCTCCTGTTTTTCTTTTGTTTAACTTAGTATATCATTTTTTTAAAATTTTTTCAACTTTTTTTAAGATAGTTAGTTGTAATATGAATTTTCAAACTGTATATTACAAACTCCCCAACTGTTGATTACTGATGTTTCCAACCAAACTGGATCACTGCTTGTAAGTTGGTGTTTCTTACCATTGTTGTCATACCAATCTGCA